GTTATTGGTACAGGAACAACTACTGGTTTGGGTCAAACTCAACTTGCACTTTATACAATACCAGCTGGAAAAACTGGTTATCTCACTACTTGGAACATCGGTGTATCACCAATGAATAATGCTGTTACAGTGACTTTACTAGCAAGAGAACTAGATGGTGGTGCACCATTTAGAACAAAGGATATTGTTGATATCGTAGGTGGATATACTACTCAGAATTATTCAATTCCCTTGCGTTTTCCGGAAAAAACTGATATTGAAGTGAGAGGAACTGGTGATACTGGTTCAGTTATTTCATCTTCTTTTGATGTTATACTAGTAGATAATCCTGCATAAATAATATAAAGGAATTAGCTTAATGGTGAGTTAATTATAATATGAAAGGTGATAGTACATGCCTATAAAATTAAGACCAAGCCAGGTGGTTAGAGACAGAAATACTGGCAAAATAAATACACAACATTTTTATATCAAACAAACTCCTAAAGGTGAATTGTTTGAATATATCAATAATAAATCTGGTAAACCAAAAATCAAACAGAAATGTTTAAACGAATTAGCTAGACGAAAAATCAAAGTTGAATGGGTTAAACCAGAATAGCAAATCAAATTTTATTATGAAAATCAATGACTTTAAAGATTGACAAACACAATAAAATATTATATAATATACTTTTATCATAGGAGAGTTATGAGATGGGACGAATACAAGACCGAGGTCACGACGGTGGAAACATTTGGCGATGGCAAACAATTGAAAAATATGTTCGAAAGAACGGGTGGACAAAGGGAGCTGAACTTGGAGTTTGGCTTGGTGAAACATTTAAGCATTTGGTTAAAACTTGCCACAATCTGCACCTTATTGGTGTTGATTTATACGAAGCTCAACCAGGTTACGACGGACCCGAGCAATGGACTCGAGGGGAAAATGGCCATGCCTGGGACCACGAGACTTACTATCAAGACCTATTAAGATTCTGCCAAGCATATCCAGGCCGTGCAGAAATAATTAAAGATTACACGACTGAAGCAGCAAAACAAGTAGAAGATGAAAGCTTAGACTTTGTCTTTATTGATGCTGACCACAGTTATAATGGTGTTATAAGAGACGTAGAAGCTTGGGCACCAAAAGTAAGAAAGGGTGGTATGATTATCGGCCACGACATTCATTTTCCAACAGTAAAACAAGCTGTGGAAGAGTTATACGGAGAAGGTAATTATATTGTAGAAGATGATTTTTTATGGTTAGTTGAGAAAACTTAATGAAAAGAACAACAGTGATTAATTTTTATGGGGGACCATGCTCTGGTAAATCCACAGCAGCGGCCGGTTTGTTTTACAAGATGAAGCTATTAGGTTACAGTGTAGAACTCACAGATGAGTTTGCAAAAGAATGTGTATGGGAAGAAAACATTCCAATGTTGAAAGACCAACTATGGATTCTTGCACATCAACATCGAAAAATTCTAAGATTAGCAGAAAAAGTAGATTATGTTATTACAGATTCTCCTGTATTACTCAGTCCAATTTATCGTACTAAATATGGTGACCCAATGTATACTGATTTGATTGACAAGATGGCATTAGAGTGTTATAATATGTACGAGAATGTTAACTTCATGTTAAGTCGTCCTCGAGAAAATTTCCAAGTCGATGGTAGAGCACAAGACGAAGTTCAAAGTGTTCAGATTGATTTAGATATTTTATCACAGTTTCAGCGACTTGATATTCCATTTACCCAATTAGAAAGCGACGATAACGCAGAAGCAGCTTATCGCTATATGGTAAGACAACATGCACATTGAAATCGATAAAATTTATCAAAAAGAATTACAAAGACAGCAAGGAACTATTGAGTTAATTGCTTCAGAAAACTTCGCATCAGATTCAGTAATGAAACTGTGTGGTTCAGAATTTACAAACAAATATGCTGAAGGTTATCCTGGTCGTAGATATTATAATGGTTGCGAACACATGGATGAGATTGAATCTCTTGCTATTCAAAAACTTAAAGACATTTATGATTGTGAATATGCAAACGTGCAACCTCACAGTGGAGCTAATGCAAACCTAGCTGTATTCCAAGCATTCCTAGAGCCTGGTTCTCGTATACTTGGAATGGACCTAGCAAGTGGTGGTCATTTATCTCATGGTGCACCAGTTAATATTTCAGGTAAAAACTATGTTAATGCTCACTATGGAGTTGACAGTAATGGATATATTGATTATGAAGAAGTTCGCAGAATAGCTTTAGACTTTAGACCTTCAATGATTATTGCTGGAGCATCTGCTTACCCTCGACAAATTAATTGGAAAAAGTTTAGAGAGATTGCAGATGAGTGTAGAGCATTATTAATGGTAGATATGGCTCACTATTCAGGCCTGATCGCTGGAGGTGCTTACGATAGCCCAATACCTTATGCTGATGTTGTAACGTCAACAACACATAAAACATTACGAGGACCTCGTGGTGGAATTATATTATGGAATAACCCTAAATATACTAAATTGATTAATTCAGCTGTGTTCCCTGGCACTCAAGGTGGACCATTGATGAATATTATTGCAGCTAAAGCTCAGTCATTTATTGAAGCAGATACAAAAGAATTTTATGATTATGCAGAACAAGTAATATTAAATGCACAAACAATGTGTAGAGTATTTGAAGAAAATGGTTTTCCTGTACAAACAGGTGGAACAGACTCTCATATCATATTAATGGATTTAAGTAAGAGTAAGTTTAGTGGTAGACAAGCAGCAGATTTATTAGAAGAGAATGGTATTACTGTAAATAAAAACGGTATACCAAACGACCCTCGACCATTTATGGAAACATCAGGTATTCGTATAGGTACTGCAGCAGAAACAACGAGAGGCCATGATGAAGCATGGTTTGCAAGATTAGCACTTAGAATAGTGGAGTTATTACGATAATGGAAATCACACCTATTAGCCCAATGTGGCCACAGCAGTTTAGTAATCGTGTTGAGTATGATACGAGAACAGTTAAAGTTACCACGAAAGTTAACGATGACTATCAACAAGAAACAGTTTATACTTACGATAAATATGGTAGACTAATAAATTCAGTAGTAAGAAAAGACACAATAGCAGAAATATGAATGTAAACATTCCAAAAAAGATGTCCCATATTTGGATTGGACCAAAACCTGCTCCACTCAAGTGGATGTATACTTGGCGAGATAAACATCCAGACTGGGAATATAAAATATTCACAGACCAAATGTTAAGAAATCGCGCGTGGAGAAACCAAGCATTAATTGAAACATACTATAATGCAAAAGCTTGGTGTGGTGTATCTGATTTAATTCGATATGAGCTATTGTATGAACGTGGTGGATTTATTTGTGAAGCTGATATGATTTGTTTAGAAAATACAGATGAATTATGGAATTCACCAGCTGACCATGCTTATACATGTTATGAAAACGAAAAGGGTAGACCTAATTATGTTCAACCAATTTTTGGATGTAATCCAGAAAATCCTTTTGTTAAATTTATATTAGATGAGCTGAAAAAACTTAGACCTCAAGATTTACATAGACAACCACATAATTCTACTGGTAACGCTTTCTTAGCAAAACATGTTCCAAATTGGAAAGATAAATTAACTATTTGGCCATCTCATTACTTTATACCGCAATTTTATATTAATGGTTCACAAAGATACGATGGACCAGATAAAGTTTACGCAGACCATAAGTGGGGCTCAACTGGTATGGGCTTTAATTGCGTAGACTATTCTCAAGGAGTATTATAGTGTACTTATCACATAAACACAAATTCTTATTTTTACGTACGCCGAAAACTGCAAGTAGTAGTTTATCGGATTTCTTTATTCGTAATATACAAGACGATGAAGCAATTTATACTGAAGTAGAAGATAGCAATCTACCAGGAACATTAGATGAAGCAATAATAAGTAAATATCGACCTTATGCTTTTTATCATTTTACATTAAACCAATTAATTGACGAAGGTGTATTAACAAAAGAACAAGCATTAGAATATGATATATTTGCTTTATTGAGAAATCCTGTTGACAGAGCTAAGAGCTTTTATTATTTTTATCGTAAATGGAAAGCACACGGTACAGACCCTTCTGTAGAACAATATCGTGATTGGACAGTTAACGGAGTATTTAAAGGCGAACCAAATAGTGGTATTGTTCAAAGTAGCTTATTAAAACTTGGTAATAAGCGCGTTGGTCGTTTTTGGTTATATGAAAATTTAGAAAAAGAATTAAGTAATTTTATGTTTAATCGTAGGTTACGTATTGACCATGCATTACCAAGACATAAAACAGATTCAAGAGCAACAAAAATAAATGAGATTGAATTTGAGCAAAAAGACATTAACGAAATGAAAATTACTTTTGCTGAAGATTTTAAATTATACGAAGAGTTAACAAAGTGAAAGCTTATATTCTCAGGATAGATACACCTATATCACATAAGTATGCAAAAATGTGTGCAGAAACATGTGATGTTATTGATTTAGATTGGGAATACTTTGATGGCTGGTCAGATATTACTGGTCGTGCAGCTTGGTGCCAAACTGGTATTAAGATGAAATTTTACGAACCACCTTTAATTGTTGATAATATGACACCAGCTCAAAAAGCAAATGCGTGTTCAGCTGGACATGGAGCAATATGGAAAAAAATTGCAGAAGGTGACGATGAAGTTGGTATTGTATTAGAGCACGATGCTTTAATGTATTATAAACCAGATATTAAAGTACCAGATAACTATATTATTGTATTAGGTTATAAATTAGCTAACTATCATGATTATAGATTTTTAGATGCTAAGAATGAACCTAGAGAATTAATTAATATTGATGGTCACGAAGGTGCTCATGCATATATGATGACTAAACGAACTGCACAAAATCTTATACATGAGATTGAAGAAAAGGGTATTTTAGGCGCTGTTGACAATGCATATTTTATACGAGGACAACGTAAAACAAAAATTCCGTTGTGTATTATGTCACCAACACCAGCAATAGGTTATTTAAGAGAAAGTACAATATGGAATAAATCTGCGCATGTAAATTATCAATTTATTCCGTCATTTGCAAAATATTATAAATAAAACAGAGTAGATATACATTTTTTAATTTAGGGCTTATTTTTATGGGCAAAACATTCCAAGAATACTTAGCTATAAAAGCGAAAGAGAAAGAACTTCAAGAAGTCGAAACTGATTCCGATGGTAACATCGTTAACAAAGATGGCAAAATCTTGAAGAAAGCTCGTGGCAAGAAAAAACCTGAGCCTGAAGCTGATGGCAAAGAAACTGAAGTTGATACAAAACCAGAGACAGATGATGAAGAGTCACCTGAGCCAGAACTTAAGCCAAAGAAAAAAGTTAAGTCAGATGACGAAGTTGAAGTCGACGACACCAAAGATGACCCGAAAGCTTCAAGTAAAGACAGCGATAAAGCGGGTACTGAAATCGACGATAAAGAAGATGACGATAAAGAAACCGGCCAAAACATAGTTAAAAAGACAGCCGATAAAAACTCATCAGATGAAAAACAAAACAAGAAAAGATTTAATCCAACGAGATTCGTGAACGTTAAACCAGAAATAACAGAAGCAATGAATGACACAGTCGTTATTACTTTTGGACGCATGAATCCTGTCACAGTCGGTCACGAGAAACTCATTAATAAAGTTCTCGCAACCGCAAAAAGTAAAAGGGCCACACCGTTTGTATATCTATCTCACACTACAGACTCTAAAAAGAACCCTTTACCCTACGACCAAAAACTCATGTTCGCTCAGGCAGCCTTTGGTAGTAGACTCGTTGTAAAATCTAGAGCAAAGACAATTATTCAAATTGCTCAAGAATTACAAAAAACATTTAAAACTCTAATCCTAGTGGTCGGCTCAGACCGCGTCAAGGAATTTGAAACTCTACTCAACAAATATAATGGTAAAGAGTTTAAATTTGATAATATCGAAGTTATTTCAGCGGGTGAACGTGACCCAGATGCAGATGGAGTGGCAGGAATGTCCGCTTCTAAAATGAGAAAAGCTGCTGAAGACGGAGATTTAAATACCTTTAAGAAAGGATTACCTCGTAAATTACAAAGTAAAGCCAAATCGGTATATGGTGCAGTAAGAGCAGGTATGGGCATTAAAGAAGGTATTGAAGAAATTGAACAAGACTATTTAGAAGAAGCATTGACTCGTCAACAAAGACTTAGACGTAAAATGGTTATGCGTCGTATGAAGTCTAAGATTATGATGGGTCGACGTAGAGCATTGAAAAAGAGAGCTACTCTTGAAGTATTAAAGAATAGGTCTCGTAGGTTAGTATATCGTATGTTGAAGAAGAGATTTTCAAAAGGACGATATGCTGATATGCCTTATTCAGCAAGACAAAGAGTCGATGACAGAATTAAAAAGATTTCTAAAAATAGAATTGATACGTTAATGAGAAGATTCTTACCTAAAGTTAAAGCAGTTCAAAAAGCTCGATTAGCTAATAAAATTAAGAAAAAGAATTCTACAAGTACACCTAAACCAAAGTCAGTTAAAATTGCAAAACCAGCTATTGAGAGTTACGACTCTCTATGGGAAGCCTTTCAAGCTGAAAGAGTTGTTAAAGGTAAACTAGACCCAAACAGCCCAATGGGAAAAACGAAACTGACCGGCAGAGAAGTCTCACAATACTACCGAGATAATCCAGCTGCTAAACGTGCTGCAAGAGATAAAAATATTAAACTTGCTATTGAATTGGCCCTGGATTTAGGTGGTAATATGAATTATGCGATTAAAGAAATTGAAAAATTAAAGCGCAATTTATCTAAACATCCTGAAGTTCAAAAAGCATTGCGTAGTGCTAATGAAAACTTTGACTACGAAAGCTATGCAGAATATACTCTTGAAGCTCGAATGAAGAGTCCACAAGATAAAGATGTTAAAGATTTAAAAGGTACACAACCAAGCAAATATTATAAAGGCGTCAAGAAAGATACTAAAGACGACCGCGATGCTCATTTTAAGCGTAAAGCTAAAATGGACGATGATAATCCAAAAGCATATACACCCGCACCTGGAGATAAAGACCCTAAAACAGGCGAACTAAAGAAAACAAAACCATCACAGCATACTAATAAATTTAAGAAAATGTTTGGAACAGAACAGAAAATGTTAAAAAGACCTCACATGCTTATTGCAAGAAATGGTAAACCAGTTGTAGATAAAAGATTTAAACACTTCCGTAATGGACCAGAGCAACTTGAAGCTGAACGTCAAAGAAAGATGGCAACTTTATTACAAGTAGCTGAAGATGTAGAATTTATTTTTGAGAGTAACCCAAAAGCTGCTCTTAAGAAAAAGGCAGAAAAAACTGGTATGCCTTATGGAATATTAAAGAAAGTATTTGATAGAGGAGTAGCTGCATGGAGAACAGGTCACAGACCTGGTACAACTCCAACACAATGGGGATTAGCTCGTGTTAATAGTTTTGCTACTAAATCATCAGGAACATGGGGTAAGGCTGATAGCGACCTCGCTAAAAAAGTAAGGGATAGCAAATAATGAAAGATTTAAAAGGTAGTATTAACGAAGCAATTGCACAAGTTGCTAACTATAATAAAAAACAAAGACCTGTTGTTGAAGCAGAAACTTTAGATGAAAGGTTAACAGATAAATATGGTAATCCAAAACTAAGTGATACCGATAAAGATAAGATTGGTAAATTAAGAGAAAAAATTAAAGAGCATGAAGCAGAAGCTGACAAATTAAGAAAACAAGTTGCTCAAATTAAACAAAGCGCGGGAGTTGTCTAGTAAAATGAGACGAGTAAGAGACTTAATTAACGAAAGCGGTGCTGGACTGTGGGGGACGGATAAAGCACGTGAGCGCTTACAGAAAGACACGCCTGGGCAAGAGATTAAATCGCTCGTTAAAAAGTCTCAGAAAGTTTCTGAAGCAGCAGACCCAAAAGGTACTATTAAAGTTGTCAAGCAAGATAAAGTTCGTTATATTACAAAAGACGAATTAAATACTTACAGACAAATGGGTTGGAAACAAGTTGAAAAGCGCCCTCAAGGCGACGATAAAATCAGAGCTGCTAAAAAAGCTTATGCTGCTGGAACATGGGATGGTAATGTAAATAAAGACGGTAAGCCTATTGTACATATTGATGGTAAACCTGTCGTTGTTGAAGATGTAAAAAATCCTTATAAAGCATACGATTCACAAAAGCTTCAACGATTAAAGAAAAACATGAGAGATAATGTTGCTAACTTAACTCAGCGTATACGTAAAAGAGCTGGTAATGCATCTCAAAGTTTAAAAGACGAATTAAAAGATTTAGAGCGTAAATCTAAGTTAATTGACATAGCGTTAAGAGATAGCGCAAAACAAGTTGATGCTAAAAGAACTGGTGTAGGCTCAGACAGAGAAACATTTAGAGATAGACAAAATCGTTTAGGGCAGCCTCAAACAGAACAAGTTTCTGAAGAACAAGATACACTCAAGATGGTTAATAAGAATGGCACTGTTGTTTATGCTACTCGTGACAAAGTCAAACACTATATGGATTTAGGTTATAAATCAGCTGCTTATGTGGATGCTCGTAAAAAGACAGATGCACGAACTAATATTCCAATGGATAAAGCGTATAAAGATGTACAAAGAATTGCTAGAGATTTAAAGAATAAAAAGCCAGGTGATACACCTCCAAGATATAACGAATCAGTTGAACAACTCGATGAACTTAAAGTATCATTTAAATTTGATAAATTAGCAGACGCTGCAAAAGCTGAACGTAAAGCTAATCAGATGAAAAAATTAGATGTTAAATCTGAAAAGATTCAAGGTAAATTGATGTGGCTACTTCATGTTACTGGTAGTTTTACTGATATTATGAAGTACCTTAGAAGAAATGACCTTGAAAATAAAGTACACGAATCTGCTAGTATAGACGAAGGAATGCTTGATACTTTAAAACAAAGAGTTCAACAAGCTCAAGACGCTTTAAAAAAATTCCGTGATTCAGAAACTGCAAAAAGAGTTAGAGACGACCAGCGAGCTCGTATTGAAAAAGGTAAAAAAGTATTAGATGCACCTAATTTAAGAAAAAAATTCAATAGAGAATCTATCGAAGAAGGTTCTGAATCTTGGGAAGATGGATATAAACGTAGAGTTGTAAAGACAACTAAGCCAGAGCATAAAGAAAAAGGTTATAATTGGAGAATTAAGGGTAAAGATAAAGCTCATCTCACAATCAAATTATACAAAGACAAACCTTCACAAGAAGAATTTAACAAACAAATGAAACGTGTAGCAGGACACGAGTTCGGAGGATAAAAATAAAATGAAACGTTTTAAGAGCTTATATAGAGAAGAATCTAAAGAAATGAGTTTAGATGATATTAAAAAGAGATATGCTAAAGAGATAATTGCATTCCAAGATGGTGGAAAGGATTTATCAAGTGGCGCTAAGATGGCTCTATATGGTTATATCGGTTCAGACGGTTTAAAAACAGATGACGCTGATGAGTTTGATGATTTCGTTATGGGTTTACAAATGGGTAAATACAAAAAAGAGTCATTAGATATAGAAGTTGATGATATTTCTGTTGGTAAAAAGAAAAAGAAACCGGCTGGAGTTAAAGCAGATGAGCCTCTAAAGGGTTATGCTTATAACGAGAAAATGAAATTTAGATTTAAGGGAAAAAATCCTCATAAATTAAAACTTGAAGAATTAGAAGAAAACCGTGCTGACTGTATTAAAGGATTGGAAAGATTAGTTAAAACCGGTGGAATTGATAAAAAAGATTTTCAAAAAGGACACGACTTATATAAAGCTGGTAAAGTAAAAGATCTTAAAAAACATATCCAAGAATTAGATACAGACCCTCTTGAAGCAATTGTTGCAACTATTGCTAGATGCGATAGTAAAACATTTAATAGTATGTATCCAAGAGCAAAGGCTAATGATTATTTAAGCAGTATTGTTTATCAGCATCGTGAAAGCGTTGAAAACACATTTGATTCTATCGTTGAAAATACGATGGTTGAAATTGAATTAGATGAAGCACTATCTCCTAAAGAGAAAGAAAAGCGTCTACTCATGATTAAGAAAGCTGTTGAAAAACTCAATAGAGCAAATATTGATAAGATTAAAAAACAAGCTATGAGAGACATGAAAGCATCTGGTATGTTTGACGATGTTATCGACGAAAGTATTAAGGGCGGTGCTGACTCTTATTATGCTTTACAACAAGCAAAAAAGAAAGCTGCAAAAATGGGTAAAGTTTGGAGTAAAATGGGTGAGCCTGAAAAAGAAAAATTAATTGATGTGGAAATGAAAGCAGTCGGTTACTAGAAAAAACCTGGTAATCAAATGTATACAAAAATACCAACTGATAGCGAAAGAAAATTTGCCGATAAAGTAAGAGCAAAAGACAAAGAAATTTCTAAAATGTCAGACGACGATAAGGTAGATTATTTTAGTAAAAATCCTACTGCATCTTCGGGCGGTCATAATATTTCTGATGAAGGGAAGGTTAAGATTCAAATAGCAAGATATCAATCTCAAATAGATGCTTTAGAGAAACGAGCTATTGAAGCCCAAAGAAAAGCTTATGACGCTGAAGAAAAAGGCGATGATTTGGCATTTGAAAAATATCAAGATGAAGAAGAATATTTTTTAGATAGAATTCGTGAAGTAGAAACTCATTTGCAAAATTTTAAAGACAAACATAATATATCATAATATATGAAAAGATTCAATAAATTTTGTGAAGATGCTGAATTGAATGCTCGCCAAGCAGCAGAAAAAGAGCGAATGATGGACCAACACAAAAGAGAAAAAGAATCTTTAAAGCGTAGACATGACAATCAAGATGCTCAAGCAAAAAGAGAACGAGAGCAAAGACAATGAGAAGATTTAAGGACAGCTTTGGTATATACGAGGGAGTTACAGTACCTCTCGAGCAACCTATGATTGAGTTTGAGGAAGACAAAGACCCAGAAATTAATGAACCAAAGCGATCGGGCGGTCCTACAAAATATGTAGTATATGTTAAAGACCCTAAAACTGGTAATATTAAAAAGATAAACTTTGGCGATGTTAAGGGTGGACTGACTTCTAAAATAAACGACAGAGAAGCAGCCAATTCTTTTTCAGCAAGACATAACTGTGACACAAAAACAGATAAAACTAAAGCTGGTTATTGGGCATGTCGTTTACCTAAATATGCAAAAAGCTTAGGTTTAAAAGGTGGAGGAAATTACTTTTGGTAAAAAATATTTTAATAGGTGCTTTGTTAATAGTAACAGCAGGCTGTTCAAGTCTTGGTAAATACTTACCAAGTGATTTTGATAATGTTGAGTATGGTAAGTTAGTAGAACTTAACGTTATAGCTAATATGCCACAAGATGATTGGTGCAAAAAATCAACAATCAGCCAAATGAATTACAGAGCTTTATATTTACATACATATGCTGAAAATCGCTTAAACGATAATATAACAGAAATATATAAAGGATTGCATGGGCTTACAGAAGAATTAGTAAATAAAGAAGAACCTAGCCAAGCATATTGTAGAATTAAGAGAACAAACATACACGATATTACAACTAATGTATTAAGTGCATTTGGAGATAGAAAGTGAGTATTGATACTTGGAAAGCAGAAACAGAACAAAGAGCAAAAGAATATAAAAGTCTGTTAGATGACGGACATTTAAAACAAGACGAATTTGAAGAATTAATAGAAGACCTTATTGATGAGTCAAAGATTAACGCTGATTTAGAATTAGAAGAAAATAAAATTTTAGTTCAAAAAGCAATAGATGGAATTAAAGTAATAGCTGGTTTAATTAGCTAAATGAATCCATATATTGATGATGGTGGTATTCGTACCTTTGATATAAATGCGCTAGATGAAGAATTTGTTTGGCATAGAGATAACGAAGACAGAACTATAGAGATACTTGAAGGTGATGGTTGGCAATTTCAAGCTGAAAATGCTTTACCATTTCTTTTAAAACCGGGCTTAAAGTTTGAAATTAAGGCTGGAGAATACCATAGAATCATTAAAGGAATTAATGATTTAAAAATTAGAATAAATAGAAACATATAACAAATTTTAAGGGAGACTAAAATGTCATTTAGAGATTTAATTGAAAATAAAATCGATGAAGCGATCGATGATTTTTTCGCTGAGGACATTGATGCTGAATTGTTAGAGCGTATTGCAGAAATGACTGATGACGAATTTGAGTCTTTCTGTGAGTTCTGCGTTGAAGCACAACTTGACGAATTATCACCAGAAACACTTTCAAATTACAGAAGGAAAGCGTTTAAATCATATAAAAAATCGGGCGACGCACTTGGAAGAACTGCTAATTTTTCAAGAAGAGTTAGGTCTGATAAGGCTATTGCTAAACACACCAAAATTGCTGATAAAAGACACAGAGGAATTGGTTCAGTAGATAAAAGAGCTAGAGCTAGGTCCGGTAACGACGCTGTTGGTCGTTGGGATTTAGACACAGATGCTGGATATCATACTTTATCTAAGAAAACAAGCAAACAAATGCAAAAAATTAAAGGGTATGGTAAAGACCAATCCGGTAAAAACAAAATAGTTAGTCCAAACGGTAAAATAGCATATGTATCTAGTTCTGAAATTAAAGACTACATCGACCGTGGCTGGAAAAGGAGTAAGTAATGACTTTAAATGAAAAATTAGAATACGCTCTGAATGCCTTTTTCGAAGCTAAAGCAGGAGATGAATGCTCTTGCTGTGGTAATAAAATTGATGAAGAAGGTAAATGTGGATGTGGCCCGGAATGCAAGCACTGTGGCGGACAACACGACATTTCAGAAGCTAAAAAGAAAGAAGAAGAAAAGCTTGACCCAGTCGATAAAGCAGATGCAGACATCGATAATGACGGTGATGTAGATGACACTGATGATTATTTAAAGAATCGTCGTAAAAAGATTGGTAAAGCAATTGACTCTAAAAAATTAAAAGAGATGGCAAAAGCCTCTAAGAATTAATATATAATTAATATGAATGAAAAATATATCTTATGGAGGATATTATGAGAAAACTAATTGAATGGCTAAAAAGCTTATTCGGAACTGGCGTAAAACCAGTTGACCCAGTACAAGAGCCTTTAAAGGCTGCAGTTGCAAAAGGTCCTAAAAAGACAGTAACTGCCAAAGCAGTTTCAAAACCTGCTAAAACAACTAAAGCTCAGTTAAATAAATTAACAAAAGCTCAGTTGGAAGAAAAGGGTCGCGAAATCGGGCTAGAGCTTGATAAGCGTAAGAAAAAAGCTGATTTAGTAAACGAAGTTTTTACAGCACTTAAGTAAGTTTCTAACGAAACATTGAATGCGATTTTTGTTATAACTTAACGTTAAAATATAACAGGAGAATAACAATGGCACTATGGGGAAAAACAGACACAGCGGCTGACGCGCCGAAGTGGTTATCCGACGATGCTAATAACACTAATAAGTCTAATGATAAAGACAACGCAGTATTCGTTGACTTGACAGAAGCAGGTGTTACAGCTAACCGTGCGAAAGGTCTAGGTACACCTGGCTGGAATCTCTATAACACTTACACAACAGCAGATGGTCGTACAAGACACATTGCTGAGCCTCTATGCGTAATGAAAGTTACTCAAGGTGATGCTGGTGACGCAGGTGTTACAGGAAATACAGCGGTTGAAGACACAATCGTAGCTGACAGCTAATAAATAGTTTTTAACACAATAAATAATTTTTTGTAATATGAAGTTAACAGAATCAACCTTTCTGCTCTATGCGATGAAACACTATGACAATCCTCAATGTACGGATATGTCAGAGTTTGAAGAAGACATGAAAAGATTTCAGTATCTTCGAAAGCTCTTCAGTCGCTATAAGCAAGACAATGACTTAAAAGAAAGGTTGATATTAAATCACTTAATTGTGATATACAATGTGTTTGGAGTAGATGCAACTAACATGCTCTTTTTAAAATTGCATGAGTTTCATAGCTATCTTAAACCGTTTGTGGAATATTTAAATTATATGCCACAAGTATTGCAATACGACGAAGTTATTATTAATAAAGAAAGCATCGTCGGCGACATATTTATTGAAGAGAAACTAAAGGAAATTTAAATGGTAGTAGACTTATTTTTAGTATTTCAGTTTATTAAGAAGCTAGTCATGCCTTTTAATAAATGGCCTGCTTATAAATTAGGAATTATCGATGCGAAGGGTAATATTATTATTCGTCGTAAAGATTTTACTAAAAGAGAGCAGGGAAAAGCTTTTGGTGTATTTGACCAATTAGTTGGAAATGTTAAAAAACTACTTGCTAAATTACCTGGCGGTTCTACAAGACTAGCTTCTTATGCAGCTGCATTATGGTTAGTTAAAGAACAAGCTGCGCTTGAAAATAATACCATGCTAAATGAAGAGTTTCTAATTGAGGAATATCTTTCTCAAGCTGAAAACAGATTCATTAATGAATGGGCTGATATCATTGAAGCTTCGGAAAAAGAAGAAATGACTGGTGTTGGTAGTGGAGCGATCGCAGGATTAGGAGTTGGAGCACAAGGTGAACCTGGTGTTTCTAAAAAGGCTCAAAAGAAATATAAACGTAAAAATTTTAAAGATTTTGCGAAGGAAAAATAATGAAACAAGAAAATAGAGATAATGTTTTTGAACAACTAAAAATCGACGAAGGCGTTGTATATGAAATATATAAAGACCATCTCGGTTATCCTACTTTTGGTGTAGGTCATTTAGTATTAGATTCAGACCCAGAGTTTGGTGCTGAAGTTGGTACACCAGTTGACGAAGACAGAGTAAAAGATTGTTTTGATAAGGATTTAGAAATTGCTATCAGTGAGTGTCATTCTCTTTATACTGAAGAATCATTTAATGATTTTCCTGGCGAAGTTCAAGAGATTCTTGTTAATATGATGTTCAATATGGGACGTACTCGTTTGAGTAAGTTCAAAAAATTCAATGCTGCATTACACGAAGGCAACTGGGCAGAAGCTGCAGTTGAAGGACGTGATAGTAGATGGCATAAACAAGTGACCAACAGAGCAGAGCGCTTAATGGTCAGGATGGAACAAGTTTAATAAATATAATTAAGATTTAAACCTTAAAGGAGAAATAGAGATGTCTATTGAAAAAATCATAGCTGAAGCGATTGACAACAACCCGCTAAAGCTTAAAGAAGCATTCGAAGATGAAATGAATGCGCGTATTCGTACTGCTCTCGAAGAAAAGTACAAAGAAATGACTTCTGATTCTGAAGAAGAAGAAGTTGTTGCTGAGGAAACTGAAGAGCTTGTTGAAGAAGACGAAGACGAGTCTGACGAGTCTGATGAAGAAGAATCTGATGACGATGAAGATGAAGATGAGGATTTTGACGAAGGTGCTTGTGTGCGTGAAATGAAAAAGATGCACAAAGATGGCGAGTCAAAAGCTAAAATCATCAAAGCTGTAAAAGAAAAGTACGGTTGTTCTGAGTCTAAGTGTAACGAATTATACGCTTCTAACTGCGGTTAATACCGCACCATGTGGTCATGGATAAAAGCTTGGTGGTTTGGTAAGTCTTATACTATTACAGTATCTTATGACACCAAGTTTGGAAATGTTGATGATAAGCAATATCTAGGTGTACGGAAGATTAAAAAATCTACTTGGAAAGAGCTTATCTTTATAACTGCGGACAAAAAGCTGGTCTCCGTACGGTCAGCTAGTGGTCTGTTTTATAGAATTGAGGAAGAATAAATGTATCAAATACTAATAGGAGTTATATTAATCCTTGGTGGTGCATCTTATTACTTATTCGACCAAAATCAAACTCTAATAG